AGCAACACGAACTCCAGGATCACCCCGCCGGGAAAAGGGCATTCCGTTGTCTGCATTTCGCGCACCTGCCGTTGCAGATCCTTCAACGCGGGATCGTCCGTGCTCACCGGCTTTGGAGCGGCGCGCCTAACAGCTCTGCGGACCTGATTCACCACGGGATCAAATCCTCCGGGACGTCAGTCTCTCCCACCACGGAAACCACAGGTGGATTTGCTGCATCGTCCGTCTGGTGTTCGGCTTCGATCTGTCGACGAATGCGCTCCATTAGAGCTCGCTGGACGCTCGAATCCGAACGCTGTTTCTCGAGGCAATACGCAGCACCGTCGTGGATGATCCAATCCGGGTAACCGAGATCGCACTCATCGGTGTCGTTCAGCGGCATAGGCGCCTTCGGCACGTAGAATAGCTGCACTGCGCAGTCCTCCAACGGAACCGGGAGGAAGTCGATCGCCCAGTTTTGCATCCAGCGCGAAGGGGATCCAATCGCGTTACCGTTCGTGTCGGTTGTCCCGAATACGATTCGGTGCGGCCCGTGGTGCAACCGATATCGAACGCTACCCTGTTGCCATCGAGTCGGTAGCATGCTGATTCGAGTTGCCGCGATGTCGAGCGGACGCATCGGAACCATTCGTTCATTCGACTGCGAGGTTACCAGACGCCACTCTGGACCATACTGCTCGCCTGCTGACGATGTGACGATGGCAGTTTTCTCAACACGCCCATGCGCGAAGTGGACGCGTACGAGTCGCTCGAAGTCGTCGGGCAGCGTGTACTTCGACACGGTGCCTCCGTCTGCGGTAAGTTGAGAGGACAGCACGAACCCGCCGTAGGAGGTCGGGAGGAGTGACGACCCGAGCTTAGGCCAGGCAACGGACTGATCCGTGCTGCCCTCTGCATTGTTTACGCTTGGACCAGCATTGATCCATTCAGACTTTGCAAAAGACTTGTCCCCAAACGTGCGCACGAGAACCGCCCAGAGATCGCGGATCGATGCTGCAATGACGCCATTGAGCTCAGTCGTTCCGATGAACGAACTTTGCACCATGTCGGCCGTTTCGAGTATCGATTGTCTCAATTCTGAGCGGTTCATCGCTTCACTTCTTTCCCGAGAGCAGAGCCCCGATTAGCAGCCCTTTCCTCGGCCCTTTCCCTTGCTCTTCTTCGCCATCGTTCTCCGTCTCCATTTCCTCGCTGTCATCGTCTCCACAGCACGACACCACGCCGCGCATTGCCGACTCAACAGCGCTCATGTCGCGAAACTTGACACCCATCGCGCTTTGCAACGCTTCCAGGTGCACACGCATCGCGTCGCTCATGGCAGCGCCCTTCGCGAGAAGAACGCGATCCAGTTGAGTCGCGGACCGTCAACGTCAGCAGCTGCCGCACCAGAGTTATCGATGACCAGCAGGGTCAGGACAGTGACTCCGGTTGAGTTGCTGTACGTCGGAGCTCGCGCGTACTGATCGCCAGTGTTGGTGTCCAGCACCGCGAATCCCGCATGCATCACGCCCATGCAGCGATCGAGCGTTACGGTCCACGTCCCAGTGGCTGAGTGAGCAATGGTGCCCGGACCAAGCTGGTTGGCAATAGTACCGGAACCGTTCGTCTCGAATGAGCCGCAGACCATGGTCAGGTCCTGGCTCATTGCGAAGACTGGTTGAATTGACATGAAAACCTCGTTTCTGTCCGAACTCCAAGAGTCAGACGTCTAGCGTCAGATCGTTGCGGCTCCGGGGATCGAAATGATGCACGAGTCGATCGGGCGCTCACACACGAGCTGCCAGTACCCGCCGAATGCCATCAGTGACGCATCAGCGTCGGCTACCTTCTGCAGGCCGTCGCCACCTGTACCCTTGGTGAGTCGTCGGAACATTTCCCCGAGCGTCCAGATTTTCCACGAGTCACGTTTCGTGAGTCGTGGCCACCCGCGTGGGCGATACGGATCGCTGAATACTTGGATGTCACCAGCAGGACCCTTGACGACCACCGCGTCGTAGGAAACGGAGGCAATCTCCCTGCCCTGCGAGTTTGTGGCGTGCACTTGCACCTTGTGCAGGTCGGACTTGAGCGTTGCAACGTCAATCGGGTTCGCGAAGCAAATGTCAGCTTCACCTCCGAGATCGGAATGATACGCGGCAGCTCGCACGAGAACCTCGTCGAGACTTCCAGCTGTGGCCGCGTAGCGACACCCCTGCATCTCGATCGAGCTGTTGCGCGAGATCCCAAACCACGAATCAGCCGCCGTGATAAGCGTCGGTGGATTCCACTGATCCATCGTCGTGGGAACCTGTCCAAGATCGCCCTCCGGGATCAGGTAGTCTCCGTCAGCTACGCCGGCAACGGTGTCGTCCCAGTGGGCACTTGCAGTCAGTACTCCAGTCTCGAGATTGACTCCAGTCGACGTCAGGGTGACTACGGAAGCTGCTCTGAGAGCATATGTGGATCCATTCAGGACCTGCAGGCGCTGTGAGTTCTGGAAGTTTTTTGCTTGCGACGGATTGGATAGCGTGATCGCGGCCGTGGTGACACCGCTTCCAACAGCGATACGACCAATCGCTCCAACGGGTCCACCATTGAGCAACGTTCCCACACGTTTCTTCAGCTGGCGCATGGCACCGTCGACAGCCTGCTTCATCAGGCCTACTGCGGCCGTGTTGTTGCCGTCTGTCGCCTCCCAATCCTCGTGCGAGATACGCCGATGCGCAAACAGACGACCACGAGTGATAGTCAGTCGAGCAATCTGCTCGTTTCCGTACTGTGCCGCACTCACCGCATAATCGCCGGATGCTCCGTTGGCTCCGCCGTACTCCCAAACCAAGCTCTTGCCGTTTCCGCCAAGACCATTCCATGCCTTGATGTCTTTGCCGATGATTCCAACCATCGGAGACACAGGCATCACGATGCTCTCGACCCCATCGGGGTAGATCGTGTTGAAAATTGCCGCAACGTTAGTGTGATTCAGTTCAGCCATTCGAATCCATCGAATCAAGCAGTGCTGCTGCCCGCTCGACTCGCTCCGCTTCGGTTAGCTCCCGCGTACCAGCTGGCCCCGAAGCACCGGCAGCTGTAGCGACTCGCGTCCTTGGTTGTTTCCCCGCTGGCGGCTTCGCCGCTGGCGCCTGCTGTTGCGCCGGGAGCTCAGGCAATTGCGATTCAATGTAGGCCAGTAGCGATGCCTGGTCCGGCAACTGGCCATCATTCTCCGCCATGTATTGGCGGGTTACAGACAGGATCATGTTCCGCTTTGCAAAGTCGGGCTGCGCCATCAAGCGCGGCCACGTCTTTGCTGACTCTTGCGCGGAAAGCATTTCCTCGACCGAGTTCCCCCAGCGTTCGTTGCGCTCGACAACCTGTCGTTGCTGAGCCTCGCGCTGAGTCTCGGTCTCGCGCTTCGCTCGATCTGCCAACTCTTTCTCGAGTCTCTCGAGTCGACGCGCCTGTTCTACCTCTGCCGTGGGCTTGCCTCCGTTCTGCAGGGATGCTGCCCAACGACGATGGAGCTCGTCAACTGAGATACCACGCCGCTTGGCAATGGCATTCGATAGCGAACCGAGATCCTCGGCATTGTCGAAGAGACCGTCGAGCTCCTTCTGCAATTCCGTTAGTCGACCTTGCTCCTTGCGCAGTGTCTCGAGTTGACGCTTGTTGGCCTGCGTTTGATGATCAAGCCGTCGGCGTTCCTCGGACAGTTTTGCAAGCTCGAGCAGCTGTTGCTGCTCGGGTGTTTGAGGCTTGTCTGCTTCACCGTCAGGATTGGTCTCGGCTGCCACCTCCTGCTGCCCTGTCGCTGCCGGAGTAGGTTGCTCGATTGCCACGGACCCGTCATTCGCCTTAGCGATCGACGACTCCGTTTGCGTTGCCTGATCTAGTATCGCGACTGCCTCTGCTGTTGCTAGTTCACTCACTGAGCTATCGCTCCTGCCGACATGTCCCCGACGGCGATGGGGCTCGGAGTTTCCTCCGGCATTGTTTGCTGCGGTGGCTGCTGCTGCTGCGCTTCCATCTGCTCAGCTAGCTGCATAGCCATGCATTCGCGCTCGAATCGGCGTAGCAGCTCAATTCGAGACTTGGGTGCGTTTCCAAGATCCGCTTTCAGGATCGTCTCGGAAACGATGTCGAGACATAGGTCAATGTCCCAGCGTGGCTCAGGTGCCCTGTAGTTACCCTTGTCGAGCATTTCTATTTCGCACAGGTGCCGAATCAAGTAAGGCATCGAGTAGCGACGCGACCGCGACTCGGAGAGATCCGGCACGTTGAGAAGATCCTCTTTTTCCTGAGAGGTCAGCGGAACCCCTGCGGCATCCATATCCTTGACGTCCTGCAGACGCCCGCTGAACGTGGTGGCCAGAGCGCTCGTTGACTGAACTCGCATCACGATGGCATCGCGATCCGTTGCGACCTCCGAGTATCGAATTTCCTCGAACCCAAACGGACCAACGTAGCGCGACTTGTACGATCCATTGTCGTCAGCAAGCGACTCAATCTCGTCCAGGATAATCTCGGACATGTCGAGAACCTGCTGGTCGCGACGCAACATCGCGTCGTGGAATGCGTCGTCCATCATGTCCGAATATGCACGCAGAGCCTCGCCTGAATTGACCCCAGCAGGCTTCATCGAAGCCGACGCGAGCTCGGAGATCCCAGAGTTCTGAAACATGCTCGAACGAACGCGATCCGAATGTTGGAATTGCTCGGGGGCAATTACCTGAGGAGTAACGATCTGCGGAGGGACACCGTTCGAAGAACCAGGATCCCATTCCAGCACGTGACCGATAATGTTGTTGATGTGCGATTTGACGACCTTCGCGCCCTTCGCGATCAGGATGAAGGGAGACGACAGTCTCTTGAGTGACTCGCGTCGGAACTCGTATGTTCGGTTTAGCTCGTCTTGCAGTCCTAGCAGCTGTTGGACGACACCGATCCCCCACATGCCGTCTGGTGGCAGGGAGTAGCGCGCGAAGGCGAACGGTAGCCGTGGGCGATCCCAGATCCCCTGGTCGAGGATGATTCCTCGCGTGGAGCTGACGACTTTTCCGTCATCAGATCCAGGCTCACTCGGAAGTGACCATGCCGAAACGACCTCCACGACATCGCTATTGGCTTCCAGCCCCGCGTTGAACGCGGTTTGGATCGATGCCCCTTGCTCCCCATTGATTGCCTTGCGGTGCTTCGGGTATTTCCTCGCAAGGTTTCTGCGTGGCCAGAGTTGGTGCCAATAGATGACGGAAGGTTTCATCCGTCGAGCGTCGAGAGTGTCAACGAACAGCTCCCACGGCGGTACTGCCTGCAAATCGATCCCACCGGAGTCGTCCGATCCAACATAGATCGGTCCAGTTCCGTTGTTGATATCGAAAATGTCCGAGCTACGCTGGACCGAGTGCGCTTGGCGCGAATGGACGATCCCGCGCAGGAACCGGGTGTACTTTTCGGAGCGCCGCTGCAGCCCCCAATCTCCCATCTCGGTCAGAATTTGCGGCATCGTGCGCTGCCGAGAAAACTTCGCAGCAATCACCGACACGATCCGAGCGATCACGTTTTCGTAGAACGGTGCCTTTGCCTGGAACAGCTCACCCAGCAGCCGCTTAAGTTCATCCATCGACACCAGGGAATTCCGCGAAAACCCCTGATACGCGCGGTCGTAGTAGCGACACGACAGGTGATAGTCCATCTGGACCCTCACCAGCGATTGCTCATGCACGCGCTCGAAGTCACGCCATAGCTGGTTTGGGTTGTCGAGTCTCGTCTGGTCCGCCCAGTAGTCACTCGGCAGCATTTCGGTGGCCTTTCCGTTTGCGTGACCGGCTGGCGTGTCGCATGCTGCTGGTACGATCCCAGGCATCCAAAAAAGCACAATGGCAGCCCTAAGGCAGCCATCTGTGCAACCGACGCTGGCTCACCCGTTGGCGGCTGAGTCGCTCGCGCTCTACTGCCCGCACTCGCCAAGCCCGAGGCAGCGGGAATTCCTCGAATGCTCCGACAGAATCGCGTTTTACGGGGGGCGCGCTGGGTGCGGCAAGTCCGATGTCGAGATCATGGCGGCGCTGCAGGGAGTCGTCCACGGTGCCTACAACGCCATCCTACTCCGGCGCACATTTCGAGAGCTGAAGCTGTCAGGTGCCATTCTGGACCGGGCGCGCGCGTGGTTCGCGCATTCTCCAGCGAGGTGGGACGCCGACAACATGTGGTTTAGGTTTCCTACCGGAGCTCGCATCGCGTTCGGATACCTCGACCACTCGAGCCATCTTGGACGCTACCAGTCGGCGGAGTACCATTTCATCGGGTTCGACGAGGTAGGCGAGTTCACTCCGGAGCTATTCCTGCCGATGATCGCCCGACTGCGGCGCACGGTGGAATTTCCACAGTCTTTCCCGCTTCGGGTGCGCGGGACGCTCAACCCCGGTGGAGAGCTGCACGACTGGATCTGCGACACGTTCGGAATCAAGCCTGAAGACGTGTTTCCCGAACGCTCGCCGGAACTACGGGTAACGAACGAGGGGGAGCAGCTGACGTTTTTCCCTGCGCATCCGAGCGACAATCCTGGGCTCGATTGGGAGGACTACAACCGTTCACTCGCGCTGCTGCCAGAAATCAAGCGTCTGCAACTCAAAGAGGGTCGCTGGATCAAAGACACCGAGAAGCTCTGCTATCACGGATACGTCAGGGCTCGGCGCGTCAAGTCACTTCCGAAGGGCAATCGCTCAGCAGGGATCCCAGAACCGAAGTGGCAATACGGGTTGGTGTTCGACATCGGAGCTTCGAACAATTGCTCGTTCGCGGTCTACGCGTGGTGTGATTGGATTGACACCTGCTACGTAGTGCACGTTGACGAGCCAGATGGAGTCAACACGGCGCACGACATAGCCATCCACGTTCGTTCACTCGAGAAACGATGGTCATTCGAGTGGATGACGGCCGACCCTGGTGGACTCGGAAAAGGGTACATCGACGAACTGCGACGCGTGTACGGACTACCAGTCCACGCCTGCGAGAAGTCGGACAAGCCAGGGCACATCGAACTATTCAATGACGCGATGATATCCGGCGCTGTCCAGTTCATCGAAGGAAAATGCGAACCGTTCTTCGATCAGGCAAAGCGGCTCGTGTGGAAGGACGCGTCGCACAAGGAAGAAATGACCGGTATCCGGAACCACTCGTGCGACTCGGTGATGTATGGGTTCCGCCGGCTCAAACATTCGATCACTCCTTCGGTGCCACCGAAGTCACCGTCGAACGACACGGATCCTTTCGAGCGACAACTCGTCGCAGAGCACGATGCAATGATCGTCGATGATGAGGCGGAGAGCTACTACGGATGAGTCACAGCTGCTCGGACCTCACTCGTTCAAGCTCCGCTTGTCGCTCCGCCTTGATTCTCTGGTAACGATCCTGGTTGTACTTGTGATCGCATGACCTGCAGCGCGATGACAGATGACGCTTCTGGTTCGAGTGACAGATTGAGCAGGTGTGGCTTGGGGGGCGACCGTTAGCGTTCTTCCTTGGCTTGTGCGCGCCGGAGTAGTGAGGTGGACCTGATGTGTTCATCGTGCCTTGTCCTTCCCGTTTCCGTGTACCATCGACACGTGCGTCGCTAACGCTGCTGCGGTCTCGAACGTGCGTTTGCACACGGGGCACGTGTTGACTCCGAACACAGCAGCAGCATCTTCCGGGTGCCAAACAATGATGGCCGCTTGGGCAGTAATCACCTTCCCGTCTCTCGCCTCGAGTACTACGGTGCGACTTTCCGGGCACGCCATGATGCGCACGCAGTCCGAGTCGCTTATCGTCCTCCCACCGAATCTTCCTGGGATTTCCTCAACTAACCTGACCATCGTCGTCCTAAAAAGTCGCATTTTCATCCTTCCGTGTCACCCTATTGGATGTTTTCGCTCATCGCCATCCTAGTGACTTGTCTCGTTCTCTCCGTCCTGTGCAAGCTGTACTTTCTTGATTGGTGACGGCAGTCCCGGCAAAGAATCCGGTGGCTTCCAGCCTGCATTGATCAGATCCTGATTTGTCAACACGCGTTCGTCTCCACCCTTTCCGAGCGGGTCGACTCGAGGCATGAGCGAGCGGCACACCTCCATAACTTTTGCGTTCGCGATGATCGCGTTTCGAACCATCTTTGGATCATCAGAGTCGTGGCATTTTTCGGCTAGCTCTTCTAGATTCGATACCGCTCGGCAGAACGAGATCAGGATGTCACGCATTTTAGGCTCGCAACCAGCCGCAAGCAGCGCTGCGTCAGCAATGTTGCGCACCCAGATCTTGGCTACATCGTGACGCTCTGCAATCGCGTTGCATGTCTCGCGAAACGCGAATTCGCCGCGCGCGATCTCGTCAGCAATCTCCTCGAAGATGCGCCGCTGCTCATCGGGGTTGGGCTTCTTGGTGCTGTACATCAGCGGATCCTTCCCTGAACAAGGTTTGCGTGGGATGGGTAGGCCTTGGCGACTTTCTTGTCCCTACATCCTGTCGAGCGCGCTTTTCTGCGAAACAGACCAGGTTCAGATCGGACCAGTTTTTCAGCTCGAACCCGGCAGCGTGAGCGTGTCCGCCGCCGCCATAGCGTTGCGCCACCTCGGCAACATTGACGCCATCCTGACTCGATCGGAGCGACACGATCGCCATGCCGTCCTCTTTGTAGTAGTAGGTGGCTGAGAATGGTTGCCCCTTGGCCAGTTCGTGACCCAGGTCAGACGTAAGCTGCCGCACTGGGCACGCCACGCACGGCACGATGTATCCGTCGATGTTCGCGCGTGGGACGTGTCGGATCGCACCGTCGATCAGCTGTCGGTGGTAGCGGAGTACCGCGTTCCCCTCAGCAATCGCCGCCAACCTCGATTCTTGGAGTTCGGTGGCACGAATCCCGAACTCCTCAACCGTCAAGGGATACGTACCGAGCCATGCACTGATCTCTCGCGTGTGTGGGAGTGCGAATCTCCACAGATCGCGATCCTCTACGTAGTCGATCAGATAAGGACGTTGTTCCTCTGGGTGGTACCAGTCCCACGC